CTGCGCTGTTTGCCGATGAGTCGTCAACGTGGCCGTTTGCATCAGCCGTTTGTGAAACATAGAGTGGAAGCCCGAATTTGGGGCTTGCGATAGCCATGCACTTTAGGTACACGATTCCACTTAGAGGTGCAACCGCAACAGTTCCGGTTCCAGCAGCCTCAAGGGCCAAGTCTGCGTCCCTTGAAGATTCCTGTAGTGTGTACCCGATAGGGGTGTCAGTCACGGATGCTGTCATTAGAATACCACTTGCGTCGTATTTCACCAACAATCCGCCAGAGGCGAAAGTCTCTTGTATGTCTATCACGTTTGCTGCGTCATTTCCTGCGTATGCTACCATCTAAATCATCCTCCTTTCTTTTGCTTCCTCATAGGAAGGAGCGCGTATATCTTCGCCAGCCATGCTGCCGTTCCAGTTAGAAACCCACATATTGTACGCCTTAGCGTAAATTGCTTCTGGGGTTTCAACCATTTCACCATTGAGGTAGTTTGCTACAACAGCGCCGGAGTGGGCTATTGGTGCATCCTCAACGTGGGATGTAGAGGCCTCAACAGGTGCCATCTCGACTGGGGTTGGCTCTGGGTGAGCGGCTTCCCAAGACGCGATAAGGCCCTTTAGGGTCTCCGTGGTCAGTTCATCGTGTCCCTTCATGCCGAGTTCGGATGCCTTGGTGACAAGAGCCATTCGCTCTGCCTCCATAGCAGCTGCAGCGATAGCGTTGTGCTCATCAATCGTTGCGTTAGCAAGGATGAGTTCAGCGCGCATGGCTTCCATCTCAGCAAGAAGCGCACTGTTGTCGTTTGCTTCAATTTCAATTGTATCTTCGGTCATAATAGTCACCTGTTGATATCCCGACCTAACGCTCGTACTACTAATAAACCCTTCCGTTTTGTTTATCCTTTCCACATCAGTAATCTTTGCCTTTGGATATGCTGGTTTATGGACGATAGCCAAGTGGTCTATATTGAATTCACTACCGAAAACCATGATTTTGTGACCTTCTTCGCTGCTCTTGATTACTTCTGGCTTACCCGTACCACCGATTGAAACACCATAGCCTTCTCTGAGCCAAAGGCCAGATTCCAAAGCCTCGAACAACTCTGTTCTAATCACATTAGCCTCGAATCTAACCAACCAACCATCGTCATCTTCATCCATAGAAGCAGATGTGACGTAACCTACTATCGCTTCTTCAACTCCACCATCCATGTTTCTTGAAAACCCGGAACCCCGTGAATTCGTCTTAGGGTGAAGTAAAGTCAAATCGGTCCCAACAAAGTTATCAACAACATTTTGAGCGCCCGCTCGAGTGAGCGACCACCTGTTCTTATTGACTCCTTCGTGGAATGCAATCCCCTTTATTCGTATGATTGTTTCGCCTGTGCTTGCTTCCAAGACTGATTCCGCTTCGTCTATTTCCAAATCAAGGGTAACTGATACCTTGACACACTTACCATCCTTCATCTTCTTTCCGGGGGGACATGAATCGCCGTAGGATGCGTTCTTCTTCTTCTTTTCGTCATCATAGTAACCTTCGACTTCTTCTTTCTTTCCTACGTCCTTACCACCAGTCTTCTTCATGTATTCTTCATGGTTCTTACCGGGCATAAACACTGTCTTACCGTCTTCTTGGTGAGAATGTATTCCATCAAGACCAAGTTCTTTTGCTCTTTCCTGTGCCTCACCGGGGTTGTCAAATACATCCCTTCGTATCATTTCTGCTTCTATCATTTCTGCCATAATATCATCCTCGCAACCACAACCACACGGTTCATCGTAAGAAGCCTTCTTACTTTTCCTTGGGTGGCCAGATGGGAGTAGGTCGTTATCTTGAACGTATTTAGGGTTGGACGGTTTGCCTGAGCGAACTAACTTTAGGAATGCGTTAACCCTTGCCATAGCCCAAGCACCTCTTGATACACCTGGTCTGTGGGAAGTGGAGAACGCACCAGCACCTCTACGGTACACGGCTTTTAGTTTTGCCAATGTTACCTTTCTACTTGACTTCTTGTTGTGTTCAGTCACTTTGTTTGACAAGGATTTTGTGACTGATTCAGAGAATGTGACGCTGCCACCGGGCTTTGCTGAACCGGGTTTATTTTTCTTTGAACCTTTCTTTCTATCCTTTGGTGGGGCTGGTGTTGAGCGCTCGTCGGCTAGGCTTTCTATTTCTTCGTTTTCTTCTGCCTCAAAGTCGTCTTCGCAACCGCAGCCACAAGGTTCTTCGGAACTTTGTACCTTTGCACCGCTTCGCCATTGATAACAAGACCAATATCGAGCCTTCCATTTTGGGCCGGGTGTATCGCAATTGTGTCGGGAACGGAAGGACTTTCTTCTTGCAGGGTCGTCGCGCTTTATCTCCATGTTGGGGTCGCCAAACCTTACCAGAACAACATTGCCGCTACCATTTTTAGTATATACTCCAAATTTCTTATTAGCATTGGGAGTACGGAAAGGCTTGTTAAGTGTAACACTACGCCCTTGATACTCTGCTGCTGAAACATCTTCAGCCCCCCAATTTTCGTATGCAACTTCTTCACCCCCGCAACCACAACCGCAACCCATACTTACGTCTCCTTTTTATCAAAATTGCTCAAGAGGTATAATAACACTTTCATCCATCACCACATTTCAGAAGTATATCCGTAAATCTTAGACCAAAGCAACGTACCAATTCCTATCCAAAGTAGCAAACATACTGAACAAAGGCCATAGGCAATTGATTCAATCATAATCCTCGCCTAGTAAGCCACATATCGAGCAGAGTTGCAACGAACAGAAAGAACACAGGGATGAAGAAGAATTCATAACTCACTTCTTCCCCCCGCTTTTTCCATTGGTTGTCACGAACTCATCCATCTTCAGTTCGTGGGACTTCTGCATCTTCTCCATCTCAAGTTCGTGGTTGATTCTAGCCAACTCAAGAACCCTGGTATGCTCCTTTTCCGCATCTGTGGAAGCGACATCGGAGGCGAGTTGGTCAGGTAGGATGTTAATCTTAGCACCTTCTTTGCCCTTGAATAAGTCTAGGACGGAGGTTATCATTAGAAGCGCGGGACCACCGAGAAGACCTATGACGGTCAATTGTGAATCAGTTATGTCTCTTTCTTCTACAATGCTGAAATACGATGCTGTTGCTGCTATTATCACCCACGATAAAACCACACCAAAACCAAATACCAACATAAGACTATCGTTAGGACCAGAGCCCAATTTAGGTTTCTTCATTTTAATCATTCTCCTAATTTCAAGTAGGGTGAAGAAAATGATTGCTAAACTTCCTAGTCCATAAAAGGAATAGAACAACAAGTCGTCAGTTAGCATAGCAATCAAACTTTACCATACATTTAGGGTATCGCGAGGTCACCTCATTTAATGTTTCACATGAGATTTACTGCTCCGGCCCCACCAAGGGCCGTAACCGCGAACATTAGTAGTAATCTTTTCATCAAGTCAAAACCCTTTTCCAACAATTCATTAGTCTTTTCATTCACTGCAACCATGCTTGCATGTGATGTTCTTAGTTCCAACAAGACTTCGCTAACACCTTCAAGAACTTCTTCGTGCTTATCCAACTTTTGCTCTATCTTTTGTATTCTAAATTTAGTTATTTCGTCTGTTGTCACCATCTTTTAATTCCTCCAAGCCAACTATTGTCCTTGCTTCATTGAGGCTGAGCACACCTTCCTTAAACCCTTTGGATGCTCGTTCCATCTTTTCTGTTGGAGACTCATCAACCAAGTGTTTGAAGGTCAAAGGCGGGATGTCTGACTTCATGTGGGGGATGCCTAACATTTCCAAATGCTTAGAAAACAATTCTTTTATGTGTGTTGCTACAACCAATTGCAACCTCTTGATGCTTTGGAACGACCATATGTTAGCATTGTAGGTCGCTGCGAAGGTTGAACCTCTTTCTTGACCCGCAGCCACACGGGGAACTTGCATAACAGCACTTATGTCTGCATTTATAGAATCTAAGAAGTTAGTGTTGTCTGGTATGGTGTTAGCCAAATCTATGTGGTGCATGTTGACATAGTGAGGTAGAATGGGAACTTGGTCGCCACGAAGACCACCTAGCAAGGTCCCTACCTTGCTGATGATATGCGAAAGCCTTTCTTGTTGTTCACCGGGGTCTTGTATGTGTGCAGTAGCATCTGAGTGTATAGTGATGTATTGCTTGGTTAGGCTATCTTCAAGGCTGATTCTGTTGTTCAATGAATTGTATTTAGCACGTATGGCTTGCTTCAATGATGAAAACCTTGATGCACCCCACACACCGTATGATTTCCTACCCATTAAATCGGTGTACCAGTTGGAGCGGTAGTCAATCCTTAGATGCCATATTTCATCTCGACCCCAAGCGTTCTGTGTGTATTTTTGCTCTCTTAGAACATAGATAGCAGGGTCTATGATAGGATTTGCTTCATCGGCCACGAATGGGTATGTAGCACCGTCTGCTGTGAACCTCGACCTTTCATCAACTATTGTTATTTGTTTTACGGGGAGCGACTGCAGTCGCGTGATACCCTTACCCATAGTCCCAACAATCTTGTTGATATCGTTTCCATAGACCATTAGGTTTCTCATGCAGTTAATTAGAATATCGTCAATGTCAAGCACTTCTTCAACGAGGTTTCTTATGGCTTTCCTTATTGTTCTATTCTTACCCTTGGAGTAATCAACCATCCAATCATTAGCAGATAGGCTTATGGCACGAACAGCACCATTTAGTTCGGGGTCCAACTTCAACATGTCGTCATATAGGTCGAAATCGTTGTCGTAATTTCCAGTCAACCTGAATTGATTTGTATCTTCAACCAAGTCCTTGACACCAGCAACGGCAGCAAGACCACCATCTACCTTAGAACCAATGATGTTTAGGGTTACACCTTCGTCTATGTCCACTGTTCTTTCTGCTTCTATGTCTAATGTTTTGTATTTACTCATATACCCAGCTCCAATTTGCTCAAGTTTCTGCTTGTATTGAGCGTCCTCAGCTGTCTCCTTTAACCTTTTGGTTCAATTCTTTCAATTCTTTCACTTCGGACAAGAATTAATTAAAAGCAGAGCAGAAACGCTAAGGCGATAATTAATTTATTTCCATTAGGGCATATGAAAGGGATTTCGTATTAAACCCTTATAGGGAAAAGAAAGAATTCGTGAAAAACGCAGCACAGCACCTTTTTAATTTTTTAAAGCCTGGACTTATTTAATTGAAAGAATTAATTTGACCCTAACCTTTAAGTGGGCTACAGCTGAAAGTTTGTTACATGGGGCAGAAGGGGTCCAAAGACGAAAGGATACAGAAAGACACAGCGATAGTCGAAAGACACGAAAACGATTTTACCAATGATATATCGTTAGCGAGGTTCTTGAAAGACAAATATCCATCAAGAAGCGAAAGAGGTTGGGCTTCATTCATAAACAGGATAAGAAAGAAGAACAAGTCTCCTGACACATATGATGCAAAGACAGACATATACTACACTTATCTAAGCAGCGCAGACAAGTTAGTCGCTTTACCCGGTAATACTCATCGAGGTATGATGACTGATTATTCCGAAACAATAGGAAGCCCATTGTCTTCAGCGGAAGTGTGTAACAAATGGGAATTCCCTAGCAACTGGTTCGATGAATACAGGCGTAAGCACAATTGGACTCATTCTATGGTCCCCTTGACCAACGAACAAATAAGGGAAACCGACGAAGAAGGTTTGGTTGAACAACTACTACACATGAAGAGGTCAAACATAAATCAAATGTTTGAAAAGAAAGAAATACAAAACACCAAGAAAAAGGCCGCAAAGTGGGATAACCTGTTTGAAAACCTAATGGCACATATAAACTCATTGCCAAAAATACCCACTGTACCAATAAGACCTATGGTTCACAAGGAAAACGCACGACCATACGCATTAGTGGTTTCCCCCACTGACTTCCACTATGGTAAATACGGTTGGACTGACGAAGTAGGTGAAACCTATGATTTGAACGAAGCCGAAGTAAGGTTGATGGAAAGGACAGAGAGGTTGATGAGTATGTTGCCTCACACACCTGACCGCGTTATAGTTACTGTAGGTTCCGACTGGTTCCACGTTGACAACGACCTTGGTGCTACTACCAAGGGGACTGGTCAAGACATGGCTGGTACTCCTGCAGAGATATTAATGGGTGGCTTCGATTTGGCAAGGAGACACATAGAACTACTTAGGCAGATAGGTCCTATCGAATTAATATGTATGCCTGGGAATCATGACAAGCACACTACTTTAGCACTAATGATGTACCTACAAGCATCATTCTCGCATTGTGGGGATGTTTCTGTCAATCTAAGTCCAGCACTAAGGCAATACACTCAATATGGAAACACATTGATTGGTTTCACACACGGCGATGGTAAGGCAATAAACAACCTACCGGGATTGATGGCGCACGAACAAAGGATAGAATGGGGAGAACATCCTCATCATATTTGGTTCCACGGTCATTTGCATCATAGAAAGTCTGAAGAAAAGAACGGGTGCATGATTATCCAAATGCCAAGTTTGGCTGGTGAAGACCGATGGCATTCCCACAACGGCTATATTACCAGCACAGCGGGCTTGGCCGCATATATTCTCGATAAAGAAGAAGGTTTGATTTCTTCATTGTTTGCTCCGGTGGCGTAAGTATGGCAGAAGGCGATAGATGGGAAACAGGTGCTCGATGCAAGATATGTGGCTGGTATGCAGCCAGAATCTTAAGAAGCAAAGCACTTAAAGGAGACTGCCCTTATTGTGGAGCCAGTAAGTCTTTGGAGCCAGTATAATGCTAACAGGGTTTAATTTAGAACGTTCAAGGAAAGACATAAAGTTTTTCTATGAATGGCTCGGATATACTTGGGGAGGTCATATCGGTGAATGGATGGAAATGTTCGGAGATAGAAAAGGGGCTAACGTGCATAGAGTATGTGTTATTGCACCAAGAGACCATTCTAAATCCACAACATTGCGAATGAAGGTGCTACATCAAGCAATCTTTGAAAAATGGCGTGGCAAACCGTTCACAGTTTGGTTGTTTTCAGCCAGCAAGGACTTGGCTGCTAGAAGATTGGAAGAAATGAAGGAAGACCTTAGAAGACACCCGGAACTTAGGAAGTTCATTCACCCAAAGCGAGGCACTAAGTTAGAACTGAGACTAACGAATGGTGCTGTTATAAGGGGTACGGGAGTTGGTGCTGCTATTCGTGGTGAACACCCAGCCTGCATAGTATTAGATGACGTTCTTGATGATATGGGTGATATGAACCATGAAGGTATCAGACATTGGTTCCGCAAGAAAATCACACCGATGCTATCCCCGGAAACCAGCATATATTGTGTTGGTACACCTATGTCGCTAAATGACTTGTATCACACGGAAATGTTGGAAAACAAGGCGTGGAAAAGCGGCACTTGGTCTGCTTTGCCCAATTGGTCTGAACATAGAAGCGATTCAAGCGTGGAATTGGAATGCTTGTGGCCTGAATACAGACCATTGCAATTCCTGTTGGAACAAAAGGAGGCTATGGGTGAATTGGCTTTCGTTCAAGAATATCTATGCAAAGTGGTGGATGATGAATCTGCTGTGTATAAAAGACAACACCTTAGAAAGAACATGGACATGGAAAAGACTATTTCGTGGGATAGTCAAGAAAAAGGCAAGTATGTTATAGGCTTTGACCCTGCACAAGGGCTTGGTCGTGACTATTCCGTTATGGTGGTGCTTAGACAAGACGAGGCAGGTGATATCCACTTCATGAACATGTGGAGGCGGAATGACTTCGCTCCTGACAAGCAATGCCAAGTAATTGCGGAATGGGTCAATAAATTCGGTAAATGCCCTCTTGCTGCCGAAGATGTGGGTTTCCAAAGGCTATACCAAAGCCTGTTAGAAAGAATGGGTCATATTGTGGAATATAGACCAAGCAAAGTGAGCAACAAGGGTTTGAAGCAAAGTCTGATGAATAGGGTTAGGGTTTGGTTTGAACAAGGTAAGGTTCATTGGCCCTATGGAGATATAGAAACAAGAAACGTGGTGAATCAACTTCTTGACGAATTCGACAGCCATGTATGGAAAAGCGGCGATATAGAAGATGTAGGCAAGCATAACGACACAGTCATGGCATTCGCACATGCTATTGACCAATTCGATTCATTGAAGGGTTCACAAGTAACCTTCGCAAGCAGCATAAAGAAAGGCGAGTGGATGGGTGGAAAACAAGCACAACCATCACGAAACAACTCGCGCTACCCCGGACTGTTCTAAGTGCCGACAACCAATGATGGTTGAAAAACCGAATGAACATCTGGAAGGGGGTAAAGACAATGGTTGCCGACAAAACTTCTTGATAGGACAGACTATTTAATGGTTCCCAAAAAAAAATTTTCTAAAAAATCCAGCGTGACTGTTGGCGTAGAAAATACGTCCCATATGCTTACTTTTGGCATATAAGCGTGTCGGCCAATGTTTAAGTGCATATAGGTGTGCGTTCATTTTGTCCCCGATGCGGGGGCCGTGGTAGGCGGCTATTATGAATAGTCTTTCGATAAATCACCGGACGGCGTAAGCCGTGGCGGTGGGGCGGATATTGGCGGGGGACCGGGTGAATGGTATGTCATCGCATCGAATCCAAAACCGGGGACCCCTACACCGGACCGAATGAAACGGAACAAAAAGCGGGCGCGGGAAACCGAACCGCAAAAAGCCGGCCACGACGATACAATGCGAAAAATCGTCGGGGCATCTTTGGCGGCTAAAAGTGGACGGAATGGGTAAAAAAACCAAACGGAAGTGGTTAGAATGAAGTGGGATGTTCCCGAACACACCACCATCAAGAAAACCAAAAGCGGAAAAAAGGTCAACACACAACACGAACCGGCGACAACCGGCGATGTGATTTCGTGTGCTAATCGGATTTTGCAAATGATTGACCGGTTTGAAAAAGCCGACCAAGCGTTCACAAAGGACGATGCGCGTCTTCTACAAGCGTGGCTAGTTGCTACGGGACACATGGTAGAACACGTAGGCCATTCCAAGAAAACGGCGTTCCGCCGTAATCAAGGGATAAACCGCGCATCCATCGCATGTGATAAGTTGAACGAAGCCTTCAAGGCTTTGAACGGCATATCCAAGTGGTGATGCGGTCTTCATGATAGTGACCCCGCGAATCGTGCGGGGGTCAACCGACGAACAACGGGCTTAGCGACCCCGGCGTGAAGGTGGCGCGAACAAGGCAACGTAACAACCGGCGGGCGGGAAACCGACGACCGGGCTAACAACGAACGGCCGGGGGGTGTGACAAGCCCCCCGGACCCCTTCGGGGGACCATACCCTAACGGGGGGAATTCGGCCTTCGGGCCGGCCCCCGTGGGGAATTATGGATGAAAACGACATACCCATAGGAATATCGGATGATTACATCAACATGAACAACGACACGGACATGACCACGGCCAAAATGATAATCGTGAAATGCCAAAAGGTGCAATGCAACCAATACTTTCGGGTGACGCACCGGATGATAGTGGCACACATAAACCTATACAACAACACGGGCGACATGGTGCAAATGTGTATTAGATGCCTAACGGAATATTGTATGAAAAGGGGCGGTAGTGCAACCGGCCCTAACTACAAACCGTGAAACGAAACGGGTCGGGGGTGTAAGCCCCCGGCCCCTTTTTTTTATAATTTCGATCCTGTGCTGCTTTTTTTTGCTTCGCTATGCAGCGAGGACCTGAAACAGGTAAAGAAAAAAGAGACAAAGAGGTGGGGTCCTCAAAGAGGGGCTCAAAGAGGACAAAGAGGTGAGGGCCTCAAACAGGGGGTCAAAGAAAATCATAAATAAATCTGCGGGCATTCACACTGGATTTATTCTTCGTAGTGTGGGAATCTGCTTACCAATATCTGTCCAATAACTCTGGCCAATGTGTTCTGTTCGTTGGTGGGTATTGGTGCAATCTGCAATATGCAATCTGATATTTTGTCAATTGCGTAGCGCAACTCTGTTATTTCTTGTACGTCTAACCAGAGCCCTTCTTGCAGATATATAGCGTTCAGTATG